GGAACTGAAGAACCTATGGATATGGGTGATGATGAATTTGATTTAGGTAGTGAAGATGATGAAGATAAAAAACCATCATTCAAATCAATCCAACGTTTGGTTGGTAAATTAAGTCAACGTCTAAGAACAATTGAAAAGGAAAAGGAATTAGAATCCGATGACATCAAATATGTATTAAATTCAATTTTATCAGCAATAGATTTAGATTCATTAGATGAAGACGATCGTGAAGATATTTTATCTAAGTTTGATGAAGATGAAAGTGAATATGGGGCTGAAGAACCAGGTGAATTAGATCTTTCAGGTGAAGAAGATTTTGACTTAGGTGGTGAAGAAGAACCAATGGACATGGAAGAACCTAAAGAAGTACATGATTCTATATTTGGTGAATCAGTAGTTGAACAAGTTCTACAAGGTTATTTTGATATTAAACCTGAAGAACAAACTTTATTGGAAGAAAAGAAGAAACGTCAATATATTAAAGATAAGTTAGATAAAATTGAAGTAAAAAAACAATTAACTAAACTTAGTGAGTCTGTTGAACAATTAGATATGTCTATAAAAACACTTAATAATGGTGGTAAGTTTATTGGTAAAACTAATAAACTTAATTTAATCTTTATTAAAGAAGGTAAACAAATTAAAATTAATCAAAAAGGTAGACTACTATGATATTAGTTTATGTAAATGAACTTGGACCAAATTATAAAGGTGATAATATCTACGAATTTATATTCTCGGATTCAAGTGAAGTATGGGGTGATGATTGGGATTCAGAACCGGCATCGGGTAAACCATTACCACCTGATATACAATACATTAAACGTGTTGGTGTATTAAGAAATTCTAATATTGATTTAACACTAATACAAAACTCAGATTATTTTGGTGTATATGATGCTATTGATGGTGTTATTGCACTTGCTTGGGAAGATTCTAATAGTGATGAAATCCTAATTTATAAAAAAACCAGATTAGTATTTAATTTTGGTGATGATATTAAAACTATTGAAGATAAATTATACGAGCGTGATATCGTATTAAAATGGGAACAAAATTTTATAACAGATGAAGCACATGAATCCTAAATTGGCTAAACTACTTAAAGAAGGGTTTACAATGAAAACGTTAGAAACATTTAACGATAATCAAATTAATGCGTTATATGAACGAATTAAAAAAGACGAACCTAAAGAAGTGTCAACTGTGACAACAACTAAAACAGTTTATTCACCAACAGAAGCTAAGGGTAAATCATTTCAAGGTACTACAACTGTTAAACCCGACGGTTCTGTTGAAGTCACTAAAGAAGGTGAATTAGAAGAAAAGTCAGTTTCACGTAAACAACAACAAGCAATGGGTATTGCACTAGCAGCAAAAAGAGGCGATATCCCTAAAAGTGAATTAAAAGGATCATCCAAAGAAATGGTAAAAATGTCAGAAAAGGATCTTGAGGATTTTGCTTCCACAAAACATAAAGGGTTACCAAAAAAAGTTAAAAAAACTAAAACCGATGAAGTTAAACATTTAGAGGAAAGTATTATTAAACTTTTAAATACCCATTATTACCCACAAACCACAAAAACTGAATTGTTAAATACAATTAAAAATTTCAAAAAATAATGAATGTCGTTATCAAAAGAACAAGCATTAATTGAGTATGCGAAATGTGCAAATGACACAACATATGCATTAAAAACATATTTGCAAACTTATGATAACACACAATCAAAATATGTTCCACTTGTCTTATTTAATGATCAGGTAACCTTAGTTAAGGATTATGATGAATGTGATGAAAACATTGCATTAAAATATAGACAGGCTGGTGTATCCACAGTTACATCTGCTTGGGCATCTAAAAAATTAGTATTTGCACGTAAAGAGAAACCTGAAAAGATACTAATTATTGCAAACAAACTTGACACCGCAGTGGAAATGGCAAACAAAGTAAGATCATTTGTTGACCAATGGCCAAAATGGATGGGTGTGACATTCTCCAATGAAAAGAACTCACAACGACATTTTAAATTAACAAATGGATGTGAAGTAAAAGCAGTCGCAACATCAAAAGATGCCTTGCGTGGATATACACCAACCATACTTATATTTGACGAAGCGGCATACATTGATGCTGATGAAGATTTCTGGTCTGCCTGTATGGCATCCCTATCTACGGGTGGTAAAGTAATCGTTATATCAACACCAAACGGATTTGACCCTATCTATTATTCAATATATAGTCAGGCAATAAAAGGAATGAATGACTTTAGAATAACTGAAATGTATTGGTGGAGAGATCCTAGATATTCTAAAGATTTAAAACTAATTAAATGTGCAGATATTGTACATTATATGTTAAATCGTGCCGACTATAAAGACGACGAAATAACACTTGATTATTCACAAATAAAAATAGAAGAACGTGATTTTGATGACATTAAAAACAAATTAGAGAACGGATATAGTGCTTATAGTTCTTGGTTTGAAGCAATGGCAAAAAAATTAAAGTTTGATAGAAGAAAGATATCACAAGAACTTGAGAATAACTTTTTAGGTTCAGGGGACAACGTAATTCCACCTGAAACAATGAAACGTATTAAAGATAATGATATAAAAGAACCTGTGAATCGCTTTATGGGTGGTGTGTTATGGCAATGGAAAGAACCTGTAGTTGGACACAAATATATTATGGGTATTGACGTTTCAAGAGGGGATAGTGAAGATTTTACAACATTTATTATTATAGATTTTGATGAACGTGAACAAGTATTAGAGTATATTGCAAAAGTTCCACCTGATGTTGTTGCAGAAATAGCTTATAAATGGGGTACTATGTATAATGCGTTTATTGTTATTGATATCACCGGTGGTATGGGCGTTGCAACATCAAGAAAGTTACAGGAATTGGGTTATAAAAACTTATATGTTGATGGTGTTAATCATGCCGATAAGTGGAAGTGGGATCCAAAGGTAAATGATAAAATACCTGGCATTAACTTTAACTCTAAACGAGTTCAAATAGTTGCGGCATTTGAAGAATCACTAAGACATGATTTTAAAGTGAGATCTCAAAGATTATATAATGAACTTAACACATTTGTATATATTAATGGTAAACCTGATCACCAAAAAGGACAACACGATGATTTAATTATGTCCTTAGCTATGGCTTTATATGTTGGTGAAACTTCATTTGCAAAACTTGAAAAGGCAACTGAACATGCAAAAGCTATGTTGGATTCATGGTCAGTTGAAACTAATACATATACAGGTTCTTACACCAGTTTTAATCCCGGTATATCCACAAACAATAACCATTTACAAACCCAAGGTAGATCACACGTATCAAAAAGTGATTATGAAAAGTATTTATGGTTATTCGGGGGTAAAAGAGTTTAATTATAATATTATTCCCCTATTTTTTAAATAAAATATTTATGGCAGAAAAGAAATTTACCATTTGGCAAAGATTAGGTAGTGTGTTTGGTCCAAATTCAACTATGGATCAAAGTGCTCCCGTTTTTAAATTTGATAAAAAAGAATTATTAAAAACTACAGACAAAACTAACTATGAACGTGAAAAGTTAGAAGCTCAGCAAACCATGTATATTGGTAAGCAATGGCAAAAAGTAGAAAGTAACTTATATCAACAAGCAGTCTATTATGAACCAACAAGAATGGCATCATATTATGATTACGAATCTATGGAGTATACTCCGGAAATATCGGCAGCACTTGATATTTATGCCGAAGAATCAACCACCCCAGATCAAGAAGGACACATATTAAAAGTTTATTCTGAATCAAAAAGAATAAAACAAGTATTGGTTGATTTATTTAACAATAAGTTGGATATAAATACCAATTTACCAATGTGGACAAGAAATACCTGTAAATTTGGTGATAATTTTATTTATTTAAAATTGGATCCAGAGAAGGGTGTTGTTGGTTGTCAACAATTACCTAACATACAAATAGAACGTTTAGAGAAGGGTATGAGGTTTCAACCTGATAGATATTCACAAGAAATGGAGAATGATGCGTTAAAGTTTACATGGAAAGAAAAGAACATGGAATTTAACACATGGGAAGTTGCACATTTTAGAATATTGGGTGACGATAGGAAACTTCCATATGGAACATCAATGTTAGAAAAGGCTAGACGTATATGGAAACAATTATTACTATCTGAAGATGCTATGTTAATTTATCGTGTTTCAAGAGCACCTGAACGTAGAGTATTTAAAGTATTTGTCGGTAATATGGATGATAAAGATGTTGATTCATATGTACAACGTGTAGCAAATAAATTTAAAAGAGACCAAATTGCTGATCCGAGTACTGGAAATGTTGATATGAGGTATAATCAATTAGCGGTCGATCAAGATTATTTTATACCTGTTAGGGATCCATCACAAACAAACCCAATTGAAACTTTACCTGGTGGTACCAACCTTGCAGAAATTGCAGACATTGAATATATCCAAAAGAAATTAGTTACCGCACTTAGAATCCCAAAAGCATATTTAGGATTTGAAGAAGCTGTAGGTGATGGTAAAAATTTATCTTTGCTTGATATACGTTTTGCAAGAACAATTAACCGAATTCAAAAATCAATGATTGCTGAACTTAACAAAATTGCAATCATACATTTATTTTTATTGGGTTTTGAAGATGAATTAACTAATTTTACACTAGGGTTAAATAACCCATCTAAACAATCAGAACTACTATCTATTGAATTATGGAAAGAAAAGATAACACTATTTAAAGATGCTGTTGCACCAATCCAAGATTCTGTGGCACCTGTTTCAGCATCATGGGCTAAAAAACATATATTAGGTTTCTCAGATGAAGAAATTAAACTTGATATACAACAACAACGTATTGAACGAGCAGTATCTGCTGAATTAGCAAAAACCGCAGAAGTTATCACTAAAACAGGTTTATTTGACAATATTGATCAACTTTATGGTAAAAAACCTGGTGAACCTGCTGGTGAAGCCCCTGAAGGTGGTGAAACACCGGGTGGTGATATGGGAGGTATGGGTGATATTGGTGGATCCGCACCACCCCCACCATCAGGAGGTTCTGAACCTGGCGGTGTAACACCTGAATCTTTTAATAAAAATGATTTGGATTTAATTTTGGAAGATAATTTATTTCAAGATAAATCTATAATTGATTTATCAAGAGGTAGGAACTCACTTATTGAAGTAGATAAAAAATTAAAGGATTTAATTGATAAGTGATATATTTATATATAAAAAGATTATGAATACATTTGGTTTAATTAAAACAAAAATAGAAGAAGCATCAATTAAATCCTATAAAGATAGTGATTTTAAAAAATTCATGTCAACATTTAAAAAACTAGTGTTGGAGAACAAAGATATTAGTGAATTATATTATATCTATGATGAATTAAATACTAATAAAGGTTTAGATAGGGATATTGTTGACGATTATATCAATGAAAACGTTGAATATGCTAAATTTTTAATTAAAGAAAACGAAGATTACTTAGAAATAATCAATGAGTGGTTAAAAGACATTACGGTAACAACATCATATACTTATAATATTATTGACACCTTAGTTTATAACGATTCTATTAAGAATTTGGAAACTGTTTTGGAATGTAAAAAACACATTAAGTCAACTTTAATGTCTGAATCAAATATTGAAGAAATAAAAGAGTCTATTAATTTACCAATAGGTACATTAACAAAAATTTATGAAACTAATTTAAAATCAAAACTTTTATTAGACGAATCTGAATTAAGTGAAATAGTATCAATTAAAAAATTAACTTTAGAAGAAATAAAAAATGAAATAACAGAACTTAAAGAATCTGTTATTTTAAAACTAAAAACTACAATAAATGAATCTAAGGATAACGAATTAAACACAAAGATTCAAGACACTATTAATAAGATTAATGAATCAAAAATAGATCATTATAACTTATATAAACTTAGAACCCTTAACCAAGGATTATGAAGAAGTTTATTTTAAGTATGTTAAGTGATAGTAAAGGTATTGTATCATCAAAACGTGTTTCAGGTATTATTTGTGTGTTATTTTTAAACATATGTTTAATTTTAGATACATTAACACACGGTGATATTAAACCATCTGATTCGTTAATTGATGTTATTGGGTTACTAGCATTCGGTTGTTTAGGACTTACATCCACAGAAGCTATCTTTGGTAAGAAATACGACAAATAGTTATTCTACGATATTATATTTTTGAATATATTTCGCCCTTTTTGTTTGAGCCCTCTTTTTAAATGAGGGTTTTTTAAATTCTTGTCGTTCCCTCAGTTGTTCATTTTGTTTTGATTTATGAACTTTATTTTTATAGATTTTTAGTGCTTGTTCAAGCGAATTAGAATTTTTAACTTTTACAATAATCATAATTTTTAATTTTTTTGATAAATAGTATTACGTTTTTAATTTTTTGACAAATATAAAAACATTTCTTAATATTAAAAAAAATAAACACATAAGAAATGATAAAATGAAGAAAGGTAAGACATCACCCCTAAACATTTTTGAAGAAGCAAAATGTCATTATGGGACTGTGGATTCAAAAGAACTAAAATCAATTTACGTAGTATTACAAACTTGGGTTGAACCCCTAACGGAGGAAGAAAACTGGGATAAAATCGCAGGACTTATTAAAAGACAAATACAACACACATTATTAGAAGTTGTTGATTATTCAGTCTTTGAACGTAAACAGATTGTTGATTTAGATTTAAGAACAAGTGGGATACAAAAAAATAAAAAGAGTTTTTTAAATTTAGAAATAACTTTATTTATACATGAAAGTACCATTGATTTTAAATCCGATTTATTAAAATCAGAAATAAAAAACATTATAACACCAATTTATTATGATGACTTAAAAAAATCAAAATATTTCACATTAAGTAAGACTAAAAGTAAAGATTTAATAAGTGCCTAATATTTATTATAAAAAAGTATTATGAAAATTTTAGGTCCAAATGACACAGGTAAAGGTATATTAGTTGAATGGGATAGTGGTTTCATTAACCCAAATGATTATAGAAATAGTGAAATAATTAAGGAATCCTATGGTCAGTTAGATCATTCAAAACCTTTTGAATTTTATGCAACACTTCAAAAATGGGGAGTTCCAAATAGAAATGGTAGAGTATATCCTGAAAAGATTCTAAAAAGAGAAGCTGAAAGATATAAAGATATGATTAAAAAAGGTATGTCAATATCAGAATTAAATCATCCCGAATCATCACTTATTGATTTAGATAGAGTTTCACACCTTATTACTGAAGTTTGGTGGGAAGGTAATGTGTTAATGGGTAAAATTAAATTATTAACAACTCCGGGTTTCCATGAACGTGGTATTGTTTCTTCAAAAGGAGATGTAGCAGCAAATATGATGCGTCAGGGTGTTACTATGGGTGTTTCATCTAGAGGTGTCGGTTCATTAGTTAAAAAAGGTGAACAAAATGAAGTACAAGATGATTTTGAACTTATTTGTTTTGATTTAGTTTCATCCCCATCCACACCAGGCGCATATCTTTATTTAAATCAAGAAGATAGACCAAAATATGACGAGAAATTAGCAGAACAACAAAATATATCACAAACAACTTCAAATCCTTTAGAGAAATCAGTTGACTTAATGAAAAGATTAACCGATTATTTAGGTAAGTAAAAATTTAAAAAGATGGATGAAAAGTATTTTGTAGCAAAAGTAACCACTGATATGGTGGATGAAAACACAGGTAAAGTTAAAAAACTTAGAGAAGAAAAGTTAGTTAAAGGTTATTCACCAACAGACGTTGAAGCAAAAGTAACCAAAGCTTATGAAGCTTACACAATGGATTGGAGGTTAACTGCAGTTGTTGAAAGTAAGATTGATGAGGTTATAGAATAACCAATTTTTTAAACAAAATTAAGGATGGACACTATATGGTGTCCATTTTTTTTTGTAAAAATTTAACGTAAAACAGACTTTTTTAAATTCTGATATATTTATTAATAAAATAAACAAAAAATACAAGCAAAAATTATTGCAATTTTTTATGGAAAAAGAAAAATCTGTAGTTGAAGACGCTCTATTGCAAATTAAAGCAATTGAAGAAGCTATCAGTGAAAACGCAAAAGGAATACTTGCATCTACAATGAAGCAAGAAATCAGTGAATTAGTAAAAGAATCCTTAACAGGAAGAAAAAATCTACACGAACAAGATGAAGAAGAACCTGAAATGGGTGATGAAGAAGAAGAAGTTGATCTAGAAATGGACGACGAAGAAGAACCTGAAATGGGTGATGAAGAAGAAGTGGATTTTGAAGAAGAAGATGTAGAGGAACCATCTGATGATTTTATGTCATTTGATGATGATAACCAAGACGAAATGCCACCACTTGACTTAACACAAGCTTCACACGATGAAGTATTACGTGTTTTTAAAGCTATGGGTGATGAAGATGGTATTATTATTAAAAAACAAGATGATGGTGATATCCACCTTGTAGATAATAATAATGATACTGAATATCTAATCTCAATGGGTGGGGCGTCTGTAGATTCTGAACCTTTAGATATGATGGAATCATATGAAGAAGAAGATGAAGATACAATTTATGAACTTGAAATGGATGAAGAATCTGAAGAAGATGAAGAATATGTTTTTGAAATTGACGAAGATGAATTAAAATCTGTAATGGAATCATTTAAATATTCTAAAAAACCAAATCAAGAAGGTGGATTCGACGATAAAAAGAAAGAAGCGCCAAAAAGAGAAGGTAAGGGTGGAAATTTCAAAAAAGACTCTTATCCGTCAAAAATGAAACATGGAGTTACTGAAACAGAAATGGACGAAATGGAAGAAGGTTGGATGGATGAAGAAGAAATGGATGAAATGACTTCAAAAGATAAAGAGTTCAAGGAAGCTGCAAGAACACTAGGTAATGGATCCAGAAACGCAGCACAAAGAAAAGGACTTCCTAAAATGAAAGTTAAACCACAAAATGAATCTTACCAAAAAGAAGTTGAAATTTTAAAAGAAAAGAATGAAGAATACAAAAAAGCTTTGGATTTCCTTAGAAATAAATTAAACGAAGTTGCTGTATTTAATTCAAACTTAGCTTATTCAACAAGATTGTTCACTGAACATTCAACAACTAAACAAGAAAAAATAAACATCCTTAGAAGATTTGATAATGTTGAAACTATCAAAGAATCTAAAACTCTTTACAAAACAATTAAAGAAGAACTTGGTGGTACATCTAATGTAACTGAATCTATTAATGAATCAGTACAAAGAACCGTAGTAAAAACACCACAAACAGGTTCATCATCTAATTTAATTGAAAGTAAAACGTATGAAAACCCTCAATTCTTAAGAATGAAAGATTTGATGGCAAAAATAAAATAAAAATAAACTCAAATTAAAAAAATAAAAAAATGGGAGCATTATTAGAATCAGGTCTTGTTGGTAACATCGGACTAAAACATCTTAAAGTTATCAAAGAAGATACAATTAACAAATGGGACAAATTAGGGTTCCTAGACGGACTTAAAGGTCACGTTAAAGAAAACATGGCACAATTATATGAAAACCAAGCTTCATTCCTAATTAACGAAGCTGCGTCAACTGATAGTTCAGGTTCTTTTGAAACTGTAGTTTTCCCTATCGTAAGACGTGTTTTCTCTAAATTGTTGGCTAACGATTTAGTATCAGTACAAGCTATGAACTTACCAATCGGTAAATTGTTCTACTTCGTACCTAAAATTCAAGGTTATAACACAGGTAACCAACATTTCTCACCAATTGGTGCTGGTGGTACTCAAGGTGAAGGATATAGTGCAGGTGACAAAAACCTTTATGATAAATTCTATGAAGGTAATGAACCAGGATTGGATCCGGCAGGTTTGTTTGATTACTCAAAAGGTGCATTTTCATCTATTACTAAAAATGCCACTACAGTTGCATGGTCAAATGGTTCTTTATCACCAGCAGCATATACACTTACAGGTGGAACTGTTGCAGCAACAGGTGCTGATGGTGGACCTGTTTATAGAAAAGCACTTATCGTAATGTCAGGATTCTCTTCTGCAGGTGCTGGTAAATTAATCGGTCCAGATGGACAAGAAATGGATAACGAATCATTCTTATCAGATTTAAGAGTAAATGCTGTTTCTACAGGTGCATTCTCAGGTATGGGTTCAGGTGATTTATTATTCCGTGTTGTTACTCAAAAATATGGTAAAGGAATTGTACAATATGGTTCACAACAATCTACTACTTTCTATAGTGGTTCATACCCAGGAAATGGTGGTTCATTTGATGATCTATGTGATTCTACAGGTCTTATCTATTTAGAAGTAGACTTACAACAACCATGTGCTGTTGGTGCAGCATCACTTGATGGTTATTCAGGTTTAACATTGAATGTTGCTGGTACTGCAACTGCTGGTTCACAATTTACTTGTACTTTCAGAGTTTATGAAGAACTTGAATTTGAAGATAAAATTGGTGAAGTATCATTTGATCTTGAATCAGTTACAGTTTCTGTTACAGAACGTAAATTAAGAGCACAATGGTCTCCAGAACTTGCACAAGACGTTTCTGCATTCCATAACATTGATGCAGAAGCTGAATTAACAGCTTTATTGTCTGAGCAAGTAGCAGCAGAAATTGATAGAGAAATCCTTCGTGATTTACGTAAAGGAGCAGCTTGGTCACTTCGTTGGGATTACAACGGATGGAAACGTGGTACTGCAGCTAACCCATTAACTCAATACACTCAAAAAGATTGGAATCAAACGTTGATTACAGCTATCAACCAAATTTCAGCACAAATCCACAAGTCAACTCTTAGAGGTGGTGCTAACTGGATCGTTGTATCTTCTGAGATTTCAGCTATTTTTGATGATTTAGAATACTTCCACGTATCTAACGCATCACCTGAGCAAGATCAGTATAACATGGGTATTGAAAGAGTTGGTACTTTGGCAGGACGTTACCAAGTATTCCGTGATCCTTACTTCCCACCAAACACAATCTTGTTGGGTCACAAAGGTTCATCATTGTTAGATACAGGATATGTTTATGCTCCGTATGTACCTCTACAATTAACTCCAACAATGTACAATCCATTTAACTTCACTCCGATTAAAGGAATTATGACGAGATACGCGAAGAAAATGGTTAATAACCGTTTCTATGGTAAAATCACAGTTGACGGAGTTCGTACATTTGATTTAAGAGAATTGAGATAATCAAAAAATCTTAAATAATACTTAAAAAGGTTAGAGAAATCTAACCTTTTTTTGTTTTATGGTGGTTTAAAATTAAATGGATTATTATTATATTTATAATAAAACCATGAAAGGTAGTTTAACACAAGAAGAAATTACATTAATCATCAGTTTATATCAGACAGATGTTCCGAGCACACATAAATTGGCTGAACGTTTCAAAGTGGGACATAAAAAGATATCCCAAATTTTGAAGGAACATAATATTGAAATCAATAAAAGAGGTGGGCAAATTAAAATAGGTAATAGTATAGAAATAGAGAAATCAAAGACACATCAGTATGAATCCACCAATGAATATGAATTAGTTGCTAAATGTAAAAAAACAGGTATAATAATAAAGGATCCCAACAATTTATCAGGTAAACTAACCAAACACATTATTACACATTACAATAATGTTCAGATACCACAAAACAATTATCAACGTAAAAAGTATGAATTAACACACAATAAAAAATGGTTTGAGGATTATTTTGATATTATTCAAATGGAATTAAAACCTACAAGGAAATGTTCATTATGTGAATGGGAAACGACAGATATAAATAATAAAACAGGTTGTTTTGAACAACACATTAAAAAAGAACATGGTATAACATTAGAAGATTATTTAAATCAATTTATTGATGAGGTTAAGTATCACCCCAATTTTATTAAAGAAATTAAAAATAAGGAATTTTTAGAAGATAAAAATAACTATGTTATATGTAGGTTATGTGGTGATAAGATGAAATCAATATCAAACACACATTTAATTAATAAACATAATATTACGGTAAATGATTATAAATTAAAATTTCCAAATGATAAAATAGTTTCAAACACAATATCAAATGAATTAAGTGAATTGGTTAAAAAGACAAACATTAATATGGTTCCTACATGGACATCTAAGGGTGAAACTGAAATTAAGGAGTTCATTGAAAGTCTTGGGTTTAGTGTTGGAAAGAGTAAAAATCGTGGTTTATTAAATGGTAAGGAAATAGATTTAGTTATTGACGGGACAGATATTTGTATTGAATATAATGGATTATATTACCACACGGACAGAATGGGTAAAACATCAAATTACCATTTAAATAAGACTTTGGAATGTTCAACTATTGGGTATAAATTAATTCACATATTTGAAGATGAGTGGGTTATAAATAAAGAACTTGTTAAAAGTAAAATAAAACATTTATTAAATGTGGGTGATGGTATACGTATTGGGGGAAGAAATGTTATTTTAAAAGAAATTGATTCTAAGATTAAGGGTGAATTTTTAAATTCTAATCACATACAAGGTAATGACAAATCAACAATCAAGTATGGTGCATTTTATAATGATTTATTGGTTGGTGTTATGTGTTTTAATGATAAAAGGAATATGTCAAAATCTAAAGAAGGTGAATATGAATTAAGTAGATTTGCCACCAAAAATGGATATATAATAAGTGGGTTGGGTTCAAAAATGTTAAAAAGGTTCATTATGGATTATAAACCATCAAGTATAATAAGTTTTGCAGATAGAAGGTGGACGATTGATGGTGATAGTAACCTTTATATTAACTTGGGATTTAAATTGGTTGATATTGTTAAACCGACATATACATATTATAATTCAAAAGTTAATAAGTATAAAAGACACCACAAGTTTGGTTTTGGTAAAAACAATTTAAAAAAGAAATACCCTTATTTGGATTTTAAAAAATCAGAGAGTGAGTTAATGAAGGAACTGGGTTATGATAGAATATGGGATTGTGGGTTATTTAAATATGAACTTACCATTGAATAATTGTATTTTATTTATTATATTTTATATATGAAGAAGTATAGAATTGTAAAATATGAAAAGACTGAAGTGTCGCAACAAAATCATATTTATATTGTTGAACAACGATTTTTGTTATTTTTTTGGAAGAAGGTATATGATCCCGTATTTCCATATGTACCAAAATCATTTATGACATTATATGCTGCTGAATATTTTATCGGTGGTTTAAAACAACTTGACAGATTTAAAAAAAATAAAATAGAGAAATATATTTAAATTATGAACAACAACTACGAATCCTACGTAAATGGTGCACCATCAATGTATCAAATAACTAAAGAAATTTATGAATCAAAGGAACGATATGAATTATTAAATGAGTTAAATGAATGGTTATCGTCTTATAAATCATTGGAAATTCCTTATTATGAAATCAAAAATAAAATTGATGAATTGTTAAAAAAATAAAAAATTGGGTTAATAAATTAAATTTTTACGATTATAATAATATTTATAATGTTATGAGAAAGATTAAACAAATAATGGACAAATTGGATCGTGAAGATAAACTAGTTTTAAAAGGTTTTTTTGTTGTAACAACATTAACTATAATTGGTGTATTGTTATTTTGTTAATCAATGGTTTATTGGTAAATACTGATAATGGGTGGTTTGTAAAAATGGACACCCTTTTTTTTATTGATATGAAATATCGTTTACACCCTTCTGACATTAAATTTATTGTAGAACATAAGTTGGAAGATAAATACAATAACAAGTTTGTAAAATTTCATTTAACCAAAAAAGTTTTTGGTAATTGGTTAATGGACTTTGGTATAAGTTCAAAATTTGCAAAACTTGATGATGAATTTTTAAAAGTATGAATAAAGTTTTAATTGTAATTTTTATGTTTATTGGGTTTGTGTCATATTCACAAGACTCTTATTTTGCTAAACATCAACATATAGCTGATAGTTTGGAGAATGTTTATGGTATACCATCATCATTAATGTTGGCTGTTGCTTATCACGAATCTGCTGGTGGTAAAAGTGCCGTTGCAAAACATTCAAATAATCATTTTGGTATTAAGGGTAAAAATCACAAAGTTAATAGTAAGTATCGTTATTATGAATCAACAATAGATTCGTATGTTGGTTTTTGTAAATTGGTTACAGGTAGGAAGTTTTATTCAACATTAAAAAATACTACTGATGTAAAAAAATGGGTTATTAATTTATCCAAAACAGGATATGCTGCAAATTCAACAACTTGGTCACAAAAAATAATGGGGATTATTAAAAAAAATAATTTGAATTAATTAATTAATTTTTTTAAATTTATTCCATCACATCAAACTATTTATAGTTATGTGAATGAATGTTTAAAACCCCATTTTTATGATTAGCAATTTTGAGATATTAAAAAGATTATTCATATCAATAATTGCTGTAATTCAACCATTTATTATTCATTTTACACATTCAGATTTAATATCCTTATCACAATCTTGGAATACAGAACTTCAACCGATGTTCATTTTTACAAATGCTCTTGTAAGTTATTTCTTTTTTGATATGCCAAAATGGAGAATCCCTGCTGTGTTATTATTATTACTGACAGTATTTTCCGTTAAAGATTATTGTTTATTACATAACATATTGGCTATTGGTTTTTTTATAACATCCGCGATTCCATTATGGTCAATTAAACGATTTAGATTTTATTTACCAATTTATTTATTATCTACCTTCTTTTTATTATTTGATGGTTTCTTTTGGATGGAAACTTGGGCAATAATTGTTTTATGTTCATATCACATTCATACATTACTTTATACTTATTTTTTAAAACATTGAAGTATTTATATTATATGAACGATGATATCATTAAAAGGATAATTAAAGAAACTACATCTGATAGGTTTGCCGCTTGGTATAATGGACCATTAACAATGGGTGAAATTGATTGGGAAGATTCATCACTTGTACCATTCACTAAAAAGGTGTCTGACTTTTATAATGCTGAATTACAATATGATAGTTATGATGGTTCATTAGATTCACATAAAAAAGAAAGAAAGAAGATGGAATCAAAATCAAAAAAAATATCTAAATATCACAAAACACATCCACAACAGAACGATGAAGATGGGGGTATTATCAATCAAACACCAGGTAAGGGTAAAAAAATAGTACCTTTAGATGAATGGTATGAATTAGATAAAATCCCACTTAATGAAGATTTAGCGGTTTGGTTTGGTACAAAAAAGAAACCAAAAGGTTCAAAACAACCAAAAGGACCGTGGGTTAATATCTGTAAAAAAGTGGATGGTAAACACCCACCGTGTGGTAGACCCGATACTGATAAAGGTGCATATCCTAAATGTCGTGCTGCTGGTGTTGCAGGTAAAATGTCAGATGCCGATAAAAAGTCCGCTTGTCAACAAAAAAGAAGGGCAGAGAAGAAAGACACACAAACAGGTAAAGGACAAAAACCTATTATGACATCATACAAACCAAAAAACAAAAAGACTCAAAATGAGTCTTTAGATGTGGTAATTAAAAATATTTTATCGGGACTTTAACAAATTTAAAAATTCAACCCAAGTTTCAATATCATTTTCATTTCTACCAATATTTGCGGAATAACAACACAAAACAACATTTTCTTTAGTGTAACCTTTGTTTATATCTAATCTATCTAATGATGGTTGCTGTGGGTGTTTTTTTTTGTTAGACGGTATTAAGGGTACACCAAACCAGTAACATAATCCATTTTGTTCGTCATACATTTGATTTATGTCATCAATTGTAAGTGTGTTTTCTAATTTTCTATGTTTGGAGTCATTTATTAAAGTGTTTTGCCATAGTCTAACTCTTCTTTCTTTTTGTTTAAAACTTTCTATTTGTTTAAACTCAGAATCTTTTCGTTTTTTTCTTTTATATTCTCTGGAATTTTTTAATATACATTCCTTACATTTTAACCCTCTTTGTGATTTATAAAAATCA